AAGATGTTCCAAGAGGTCAAACGAATACAGATACTCTTGAACAAGACACGAGAAGACTATGCACGTAAGGATGATGTAAAAGATGATATGCACAATCTTATGGATGCACTCAAAAGATTAGAAGATAAGTTGGATAAAGTATTGATTGGAAATAGATAATGGCAACAATAACTACAGATGATCAACTCAAACAAGAGATAGGTAAACTTGCTAGTGGACAACAAGGGGTTATGCCTAAAGTTGAACCTGTACTACCTACCGTAAAACAAGATGAGTTACAAACAACAACAGGAGCAACCGTAACTGATGATGTAGTTTCACCTGTCGCACCTACAATAACTCCCATCACTCCTGCAAAACCTGTTGGTCAAGAAGGTATAGGACAGATAAGTTCCGTTGCAACAAACGTACCTCAAATAGGTGAAGCAAAGGTTGCACAGATATCAGATCCTAAAGCTGTAATATCTGATATTCCACAAGGAACTGTTAGTCAAGAATCCATAGTTACTCCTGCGTCAGCCGAACTAGATCAAAGAGCTACAGTAAAATTTCAACTCGGCAGTCTATTTGAATCCCTAAAAGAAGGTGAAGATTTACCTGCATGGGCAGCTCCTGCCGTTCGTAAAGTGTCAGCAGTTATGCAAGCAAGAGGTCTGGGTGCATCAAGCATGGCTTCTGCGGCCATAACTCAAGCTGTTATGGAATCAGGTATTCCGATTGCAGCTCAAGACGCAAACAAATATGCGACTATCCAATTACAAAACTTAAACAACGCACAACAGGGTGCTTTGACTAATGCAGCCACATTTGCTGCAATGGATAAAGCAAACCTATCTGCACGATTACAAGGTGCTGTAACAAACGCACAGTCATTACTATCAGTAGATACAGCCAATCTATCTGCACAACAAAAGTCAAACGAACTTAGTTACAGTGCATTGACACAAGGTTTATTCAAAGACTCTGCAGAAGAAAACGCACGAAGAGAGTTCAATGCAAAGAATGAGACACAAGTGCAAGAGTTCTTTGCAGAGCTTGGATCACAAGTCGAAACAGCCAATGCAAACAGAACTGCTGCCGTACAACAATTCAATGCAGGCGAAACAAACGCTATGAACCAGTTTAACGCATCCATGACAGACGCACGTGATAAATTCAATGCTAACATGAAGTTTGCAATTGACCAGTCAAACACACAATGGAGACGACAGATAAATACTGCAGATACAGCATTGCAAAATGAAACCAACAGAATAAATGTTCAGAATCAATACAATCTTACACAAACTGCACTGTCTCAGTTGTGGCAAAAGTATAGGGATAATGCAGCTTGGAACTTTCAAAAGTCAGAATCGGCTGTACAAAGACAGCACGAGATAGGTGTTATGGCTATGGAGTTTGCAAACTCACAAGAGTTGTACGATCAAGAACAAAAAGATGCAATTGGCACAGGGGTAGGTAATTGGCTTGCAACGTGGATTAGAGGAGCTTAAATATGAGTCTATTTAGTACAATAGGAGATTGGATAGATACAGGAGTTGATTGGGTTGCAGAAGCGTTTAATTACACTGACGAAGATTTTATAGACATAACAGGAGAAACGTATAAAGGTCTTACTGCAGGAGAGCAACTTGTAAGTGATGTAAAAAGTTTTACCAACAGTGACACATTTGGATTTATAAAAAAGGGTGCAGAAGCTTATAGTAAATCAGCAGGTTTATTAGATAGTGAAGGTAACAGAAAAACAAACTATTTTCAACCTCCTGCATCACAGAGAAAGTCTACTCGAACTGTTAAGGAATTAGCAGGAACGTCAGGAGCAATGAGTAGGGCAGGCGTTGCACCGACTAAAGTAAATATAGGATACAACAATCCTGATGTACGGACAGCACTGACAGCGTTAGCACAAAGCTCATACAACCAACAGATGAACAACATGTTTGCAAACTATCTTGTATCTCCAACAACACGAACTGGACAAAGAACAATAGGTATAGGATCAACTACTGTCAAGGGGGTAACGAAGAAAACAAAGACATCTAGAAAGTCACGAGGTTTAGCATAATGATGGAAGATATGAACGAAGAAATGCAACCCATGAGAGGAACTGTTGAAGCAAAGGATGAATTTGCTGTAGCACCTCCGGGTCACTCTTTGACCATTGACAACACACGATGGTCGTGGGGTAATCCACCACAAGATGTAGATCCAGAGATAGTGCTGACCAAAGCAATAGGCTCACTTAAAAAACAAAAAACACGTGATGAAATGATGAAGTTGCTTTTGGGTGGTGTATCAGTCGAGACTATGGTAGAGGGGTATATCTTACAAGGATTTCACGATGGCAAGTTTACACCTGATGTTGGGTTGCTTATAAAGCCACCGTTAGCTACTGTCATTGCACATATGGCAGAAGAAGAGGGAATACCGTATCGCATGTTTGAAAACAAAAATGCAGGCGAAGAAGATGTGATGGATGATAAGACATTCTTCAGGATGATTAAAACAAACAACCCACGTATGTTCGAGTTTATTAGAGAAAATGTAAACGAGTCTATACGTGAAGGTAACAAACCTCTTGAAGAAAACTTTTTAAACGCAGAATTAAACACGGAAGAAGATGAATAATGAAGAGTTTTGCTTTAGGTTTTGTAAAAGGATTAACAAACGGTTTCACACGTAACATAGCTATGGAGCAAGAAGCTCGTGGTGCAGACGATGCACGAGTTGCCAATATAGAAAACTTGATGATACAAGCATCTTTAGATCCAAAGAAAAGAGTTCCTGAATCCGTTGGAAACATGTTGAAAGACGCACAAGGTCAGCTTGAAAAACGAGAACCAATTGATATATTTGGTAGAGAAGGTTCTAGATTAAAACTTGATATGGATAAAATATCAAATACTATCAGTGGACTAGATGCAAGTGATATGATAAAAATAGGCAACTATTCTTTCAAAGCAAGAGAAGGTTATTTTGATTCAGGTATTCAAAAAGATAACTACACGAGATCGTCAATGTTTTGGGGGTCACTACAAGATCATTTAGCTGATCCTAAAAACGTTATATCTTTTAGAAAACATTTTAACAATAACGCAAAAGAACTTGGCTTTTTAAATACAGTATTTAGAAAAAACAAAGTAAATTACTTGCAAGGATATTCGATAAACGAAAGCACTAAAGGTAAAGATGGAGAAATAAAAAGTCCAGTCTATACTGAATTGTTAAGAGACTTTAATATTGGATCTGTGTATGATCTGTATGATGGCAAAGATAGCACCAAAGAAGATTCAGATGCTTTAAGCACATCTTATGAAACTTTTAAAAAAAATAACGCTATAGCATACGCAAGATCAGGCAAGAAAGATTTATTTAAAACAACTTTATTAATTCCATTTATGAAAGGTGATAGAAAGTTTGCTTTTGGATACGAAGCAACTAAAGAAGAAGGTAACCTCATGACTGAATTAGCAGACAGCTACGGTTACAACGATGTTAATCATTTTTTATTTGATTATACCACGAAGTATGCTCCAAATAAAATATTTGAAAGTGACAAAGGTCCTTCTCTTTTAAACCAAGATGAAATAAAAGAAGGATATGGTTACTTGTTCCACGCTATTCAATTAAATAAATTTAAAGTAAATGATCCTACTTTAGTTGACAAACAAGGCGTAATAAATTATTTAAATGAAAGTTTTGGAAAAGGTGAAAAAAGCACTCGACAAAAAATATTAACAATGTCTATAGCTTTACCGACACCTACACGACCCGGATCAGATCTAGAAAAAAATGGCGTGTTAACATTTGGTATGCCAAGAGGTGAAGAGCTTTTAGCTATATTAAACGTAAAAAAAGAAGATTACAACAGTGGTTTTGAAGCTGCAGTAAAAGCTCGTAACGATCTACAACGTCTTTTAGAATTAAGAAATAAAATTAAAACAAGTGATGGTCTTGCCGAAGAAATGTACAAATTAGGATTTGGTATATTTGGTAAGGGAGGTCAGGTAAGTCAGCTTGCAGCTATGTTAGCAAGTCAGGATGTAGACGATCCTAATAAAGATACCACTGAAGCTTTTCAACAAACCATACAACAAGTATTTAACAAAACAAACGTTGATGAATTAGGTGAAATAGAATCACTTAAAATAAGTTTAGCTTTTACTTTGGCAAGAGCTGCTGATCCTTCAGGTAGATTATCAAACCAAGACTTTGAAGTTCAACTTAGAAGATTAGGAGCAGTAGGCATATTTACTAACGTTGGATCTCAAATAGCAGCCATACAAAAAGTTTTAGCCGACACTCAAGATTTAGTAGATTCAAAAAGTTTATTGTATGATATTTATAACAAATCATCTGTAGGTGGATCAAATGTTCTTTCTGAAAAAGAAAGACGAATAATATACGCTGCAAAAAATTATCACAAAATAAGAAAAGAAGTTGAAACTGTTGGTGGTGCTATGTCACAAGGAGAATTTAGACGTAAATCAACAGATTTAAATAGTAGTGGCGAACCTCTGTTTGTGCCTATCACAGATCCAAATGATCCTAATAAAGATACTCACGTATTAAATACTGATACAGGGGAAATTGTTCTTAGAAGTCTAATAAAAGATGGAGATAAAATATAATGGCAACTCTTGTTGAAGAACAGAGCATAGATAGCTTACCTAGTCTTACTCCTGAAGAAGCCAAAGCTAAAGGTATTGTAGACTATTTTGATAAGACAAAACAAGAGGGTGCTACCGATGAACGAGGTACTTTACGTATTAGAATAGACGCAGATAAAAAGCCAGATGAAGAAGGAGATATCAAAGAAACAAAATTTGTAGATGATACACAGTTTGTTGCACCAGAAAAGAAAGATGTGAGTGCTGTAAAAACAGTAGATAAAGAACAATCTGATGCTGAAAAGCCTAAAATAAAATTAGAAGATAGATCAAAGTTTGTAAAAAAAGAACCTAAAGTTGTACAAGCATCTATGACTAAAGATATTTTACCATCACCAAAAGGTCTTGTAACAGAGGGTAAAGCAGGTCTACCAGAGGGAACATCTTTAGCTAAATCAGCAGAAGAAGATATACAAGAGAAACGAAAGACATCAACGTTCGATGCCTTTTTAACAAAATTACAAAATAAAGAAGATATACCAGAATTATCTGACGACTTACGAAGTAAGATATATAATGTATATAATTTATATAATAATCCTGCTTTACCTAAGTCTAAAAAAAAATATGAAACTATTCTAAAAAATGCTTTTAATTTATCTCAAAGAGGTAAAAAAGAAGAAGGTCCTGATATAGCTTTTGCAAGGGGAGTTAAGGTAAGACCATCGGCAGATAACTCTAACGCTGTTTTAAAAAGCAAACAAGAAAGATACGCTGAAGGTAGAATAGAAGTTGCAAAGATAATAAATGGCACATTCAGCAAGATGAATGAAAAGTATCCTGATTTACAAATGAGTAGAAAAGATGAGATACGAGTAGAGCAGGCTATAATAGATAGAGTATCCACTGGTAACTTTTTTAATACCTTTGTAGAAACCATGAGTGAAACGCAAAGAGGTTTGCTTCTTGATCTTCCTACATTTGCAGGAGAAGCATTTATTGCAGGTAATATAGCAAAAGACTTGCTTGATTCAGGACAAGACTTTACTCAAGCTTGGAGCAATTCTGCAGAAGCTAGAGAAAAATGGGCAAAGTCACACAAAGAAATATTTAATTATATAGGTGGTGAGTTACTTTCAGATCAAATAAATAATGTAATTATAGAAGAATTACAAAAGCAAGTTGGTCAACCCGGAGGTATAACTCAAGAAAGATTTAAAGAACTTACTGAAATAACTGATACATCAGGTAAAGTCATAGGCAACAGAGAGTTTTTAAATAGAGAACAAGCAGATGAGTTATTGTTTGAAAGTATAGATCAGTTAGCTGCAAGTGAAAGATTCTTTTTAATATATCTAGAAAACATATTAGGCATGTCAACACTAGCCAAGCAATCAGGTGTGATTGGTAAGATGGCAGTAAAAAAATTAGATAAAAAAGTTTCTAAAGTAGAAGCACAAAAACCTATCGATGCTTACGCAGGTATGTCTTTAAGACAAAAAGCTAAAGCCATGACAAGAGATGGAGAACAGATATCTATAAATGATAAGTACCTTAATATAGGTTTGGGTCAAGAAAAAATATCTAATACTTTAAATAGAATGAAAGTTGCAAAAGATAATTTAATAAAAGAACGTAAAAAGTTTGCAAAAGGAACTTTAGAATATAAGAAGTTAACTAACGACATAAACACTGTAAGAGGAAAGTTATTTAGAAACTATACCTACAGTCTAGGTGCATACCCTATATTTAGAGAGGGATTTGGAATATCAACTCCTGCAAGTATATCACAATTTGTTGTTGCAGAAATGTTAGGAACAGGGGATGATGCTACTCTTGATTTTTATAACGCACAAGCTTTAGGTGCAGTAGCTTACGCATTAGGTGGTAAAACTCTTGCAAAAGGAACTTTTAATATCGTATCAGGAATAGGATCTATAGTCAGTGGAAAAGCTCCCACTGTAACTGGAGAGATGTCAAAATTACTTGCAGCATCAGGATCAATAGTTGGCGTTCCAAGACAATTTTTTATAGATGGAAACATACTAAAATATGAAAACTTTTTAAAAGGGCAAGGTAAAACTTTAGATAGGAAGCAAAGATCAGCAATACAGTACGTATTTAAGTTAGCTGAAAAAATGAGTGAGGAAAATTTAGATCTTGTCTTAGACTCAATTACTGAATTTTCACAAATAGAAGCAAGAATAATAAAATCTGTAGAAGGTGCAGGTATACAAGAGAAAGTTAAAAACTCTCTTCAAACCACATTTGCATCTTTAACGTCACTGGGATGGTTAAAAGGTGTTGAAAAAGGTGCATCAGCGAACGTTGATATAAGAGACATGGCATCATTAAAAAATGTTGATGCAATAGTTGATTCTCAAATACAACAAGAAGAAGCGTTGAAACTTGCTGACAGAGTAATAAATAACATGAAAGATACTATGTTAAAATCTGGAGTTGATTTTAATACAAATGAAGATGTTGGTAACATAATAAGAAAACTAGAATCCACTATAAGACGAACTCAAGGCGAGTTAATTAAGGATAAAGTAAAAGCAAAAAATCTTGTAGACGATACTTTATCTGCAATTTTAAAAGATGAACGATCCGTAGATTTTACAAGTGCAGAGTTTAACACATTAGTATCTGCATCTTTACGACTAGATATGAATATCAAGCCTGATTTAAACAGAGGTCAAGCCATAGAGAAAATAGCTAAAAGAATTAATGAAGCTCTTTTTGATCGTGTAGAAAGTATAAACGAAAATAAGTTTGATATTAACTACAAAAAGAATATGAACGTTTTAATTGAAGATATGATGGAAGGTAGAATATTAAAATTTTATTCTACAGCTAAATTAGGTTACAAAGATTTTGATGAAGCCATGTTATCAGAAAATAAAACCGTAAATGTATTGCCTTTGTTAAAAAGTCTTTATGCCAAGTCTGAAGAATTTACAACAAGTAAGACTTCGTTAGGTAAATATTTTACTGCTCAAGGTAAATTTTTAAGCGGCCCTTTAGCTAATACGTTAAGAACATCTATAAAAGAAATGGGTGTACGAACTCTAAGAAGTAAGTTTAGTAAATCAACGATAGAGAAACTTTTAACTTTACACAGACAGCCAACTGTTAAAAATGCAACAGGTGATACTGTAGAAAATACAAAATTTATATCTGAGGATGCTGATGAATTAGACTTAGCTATGTATTATTCTGATTCTGAAGAAGATACGCTAGAAGCATTTCTAGCTTTACCTAGTGAAGTTATGGATCTGCAAGCAGCATTTAGAAATAACGCTTTCAGAACAAACAATCCTGACCTTGCACGTGAAGTAAAAAGTTTTGAAACCGAGATAGATGACTTAATAAGAAGGTCAGCAGGTGATTTACAAAGTATGCAACAAGACGCAAAAGATATATATAGATCAAACGTATTTGACAGGACAAGAGGAAATGGCCCTTTGACAGTCTACAACAAATCTAAAAGTGATGTTATACCTCTGTCAACCACAAAAGGAGAAAAAGCAACTACGGATACACGTGCTGTATTTGCCAAAGAGACACCTTCACAATTATTTGACCCTTTAATAAAAGATATACAAAGCTATGTAAAAAATCCCACGAACCAATTAGAAAAAAGTATAATAAGACACAAGTCAAATATATTTACACAATTATCGGATAGAAAAGATTTTAATGAAGTTTTTGATTTAGATGATCCTGATTCAAAAAAAGCTTTTGATGTAATTAAAGAAGCTATAAACGGAAGCGTTTATACAAACTGGGGAGATTCTATAGTCAAGTCTATAGAAAGTATTAGTCCTAGAGCAAAAGTAGTTCTAGATGGTCAAAAGGGTGGATATAATTTTGATGATATAGATATTGATAAACTTAATGAATTAACAGAACTGACTAGAGTTAAGGTAATAAGAAATGGAGAACTTGATACAGAACCTCTTATAGATTTTGCAAAATTAATTAGTGATCAAAAAGATATTGTCAGACAAATGAAAAGACATAAAGTTCTTCAAGATCAATACGCAAGATTTAAAACTAAAATAGATAACAGATTAAAAACAGCAGGAAGTGGTATAAGAGATAGTTTAGCTATTGAACAAGATTTTATAACAAGATTAAAGAAAATTGGTAAGTTTACAGATTCAACTCAATTTTTTGATAACTATGTAAAAAATGGAGACGTTTCAGGTATACGACAACTAAAGTCCGATCTTATGAAACTTGGAGCAGAAAATTTAAATATTTACGAAAAACAAGTGGATGCTGTTATAACAAAACAAGTCATAGAGGGTTTATTATCTCTTGGTGAAAGAAAAATTGTGCCAGATAAATTCATCACTAAAATAGATGGAGGTAGAAGTTCAGTATTTGCGTATGAAAAACCAGAATTAATTCTCGAAGCTTTAGAAAATCCTCAAACAAGAGAAGTGATTGACGAGGTTATGAGCCAAGATCACATTGAAGATTTATCAGCGTTAATGAAATATTTAAGAAATACATCAGGAGGAAAAGGTGAGTACTTAGACGCTGCACAACAACCTGCAGGTATGAGAAAATCTGTGTTTACCATACAAGAAGCTTTAAGTAGAATATACAACTTAGCTAGAGGGATGGTTAGTCCTGCGTATGTTGGATCAGAGTTTGCTATAAGAGTATCATTAAACGCATCTATGGATATGGTAAAAATGGCAGCAGGAGATCCTGACGCTGCAAAAGTACTAAAGGATGTATTACTTTATCCTGAACAAATGGACAAAGTAAAACTAGATGAATTTCGTATATTAATGACTGATTTTCTTGTAACAGAACTTGCTCGTGCTGATGCAAGAGAACTTCCATCTTACTTGGAATAAAAACTTTTTGACTAAGGAGAACTAAATGACACCTAAACAAAAGAAATTCGCTGCACTAGCACCCCCATTTAACAAAGCCACTCAAGCTGATAGAATAGTAGGTGCTACAGGTAAGCAATACAATAATGGACAACGCCCATCTAAAATGTACGGTGGTGGTACGGTTAGAAAGCCTATGATGATGGGTGGACTTGCCGAGACAAACAGAAATCAAAACAACATGACACCCAAAGCCACAGATTCAATGGGCATGATGACCCAACAAAAGAAGTTTGGTATGGGTTACAATCTTGGTGGTGCTATCAAAAAGTTCAAAGGCTAAATATAGTTTCGTGACCCACTCATTATATCATCTGCACTCTTCCTTAGATATCGAAGCAGTGATGCTACCTGACTTGTGCCACTATACATAGGCAATCCAGTATTCAATTCTCGTTCGAGATCGTCAGGGGTAACTGCTTCGTAGTTCATCTCCACATTCCCCTCTTTATTTAAATACATTTCTAATGAAAATAGTTTCGCTTTAGTTTTTGATTTCATGGCAAGGACTCAATTGACTTATCTGTAAGTTATAACAATCAGCTTTAAATGTATAGCCGTTGTTGTAATCAATATCCCCTTTTCTGTATAGGGTGGCTTCTTTGTAAAAGCTTTGTTTGGATATGCCACCAAGAATCCAAGCTTTACTTAAATCTGTTAGTATGCGAACAAACACATACGCATCACAGTCTTGTTTAGTTCCATGCAACGCTACGGAACAATCATAGTTTGGTCTAGGTTTAGAGTTACAACGTTTAGTCTTAACATCTATTCTCATACCATCCTTAACAAGATCGTAATCGTATGTATTCATCTGCTCTGCTTCAATACTATCAGCAACGATTATCTCACCTATCGCACCTACAACGTTGCTAGTGCCACCTGTAATACTTCCCTGCAATATGCCCACAGTAGAAGCTTTTTCCCTCGCACGGTTCATATAATCATTGTTGATCGGTATCTCTATCATTAGCTTGAACTCAAGTCCA